ATTCCTTCTTGTTCTGTAGGCATCCTAGCGCCCCTACCGAACATATCGATATCCTCTTGGATACGTTCTAAAGGACTTTGTTGAATAACAAAAGGATTAAACTGGCTCATTAGAATATTCCTTCGAACTTAGTCCCTCGCTGTGCATCACCGCCGCCTCGAGACTTACCTTTGCCCATTCCAGGCTTAGGTGATGCAGAAGCAGATACAGAATCAATAGACGCGTACTTAACGCGGCCTTGATCCTTAACAGTGAATCCGCCTTTGTCTACCTTTGGATCTTTAAAGCTTGTGGTTCTTTTAATCATGATTAGTTCCCAAATATGTTTTTGGTCATTCTTTCGGCTACGTTAGCCATTTGTATAGACTCTTGTAACCTTAGTCTATCTTGAGCGGTTTTGTTCTTCATGTCAGCAATGTCTGCCTGAAGATCCATGCGCTCTTGATCCATAGCATAATCTTTATCGATTCGATCTTCATCCATTTCCATACGTTGCTGAGCTTCCATGGCTTTTCTTTGAACATCTTTAGCCTTGATATCAAGCTCTTGTCGACGCAACTCAACAAGCGGATCGTTCGTATCTTCTGCCTCAAAGATCGGCGCAATCTTTTCAAGCATGTCAGCCGTAATCTGAGCAACCTTAGACTCAATCATTGCCTGCATTGGATTAGGTGGTGGTGGTCCCATGGGCGCTCCCCCTTGCGGAGGAGCCAGTGAAGGGCTGGCACCTGGAGGACCACTCGGAGGGCCACCCATGGGTCCACCTAACTGAGGCGGAGCCATTCCTGGAGGTGGCCCCATCATTTGCATTTGTTGCTGCATCTGCTGCACTTCTGGGTCCTGCATAGCTTGCTGTCGTGCCATTAGATCAATATGCCCGTAAACATGCGCTTGAATCATAGCGCGAAGTTGAGGATTTGTCTTAACAACAGCAGAGTTATATACCGTGATGTGCGAGTCAATGTGCGCTTGATGATCTTGATCAGGAAACGGTGTCGCTGGCTGCATCATCATAAAGTTAGCATTTTCCATAGCCGGTGCAACTGGCATAGGCTGTGGTGGCGGAGGGGGAGGCGGTAGAATCTGTTCTACTTGCTGTACACCCATTGCCTCATACATACGCTTGTAAGCGTTGTACATACCCATAGGACCATGGATTTCAGGGTTAGCCTGCACCATTCTCAACATTTCTTGAGACAACATTACACGCTGGCTCATAGAGAATATGTTGGGGTCACTTACAGGAATAATATCTATTCGGTCATCAAAGTCTTGCTGAATCAGACCTGGGTTACCATTAGCCACCATGTATGGATACGCGGCTGGTAAGTTCTCTTTAAACGTTCGCGCAAGAAGATTAAATTCAATGCGCTGCGAATAATGCAATCTTTTATGAATCGCGCTCATTACGCGACTACCACGCTCTAGTAACGCAACAGTCGTACCAACGGGCGCTTCTTGATTGCCATCTCCAACTTGCATATCACCAATAGAGGCGAATCGCTTACCGGCTTCAACCAGCATACCAAGCAAGTTTAGGAGGGTGCCGCTAGGTTCCTTAAACGGCAGAGGCATTAACGCATCACGCAATGAGCCTCCTGGCGCATCCATGTCTCTGAACTCACCTGGCTGTAAAGGCACATCGCTATCGCGAATACGAATACCACGGGCTTTAAAACCAGCGGGTAAGTTCGCCAAAGTGCCTGCATCAATCAACTGCCGAAGCAATGAGGTCGCCCCACGGGACAACCCACCGATCATATGCGTTAGCCCGAAACCATAAAAGCCGACACCAGGAAGAAACTTGTAATGAACAAAATAATCAATCCGCTTACGCATAGGATCGTTTTGATCGTAGTTCCTTCGAATGGATAGAATTTGAGATTCGCTTTGAGAGATAGTAACAATGTACGGAAGCTTGATACCAGTTTCTTCACCATCGGCATCAATATCTTCATAACCTTCGATGTCGAGTTCGACATGCATTTCAAGGATTTCACACTCATCAGAGCTAGAGTTGCTAGACGGCTTAACGCCTTGTAGTTCATCTAATTCCTCCTCTATGTCACTGTCAGAAACAATGTTCGCAGTTCTGTTAGACATATTGGTTTTTCGATAAAAGCCTGTTTGTTGAAGCTTTTTAACGTCATTGATTGACATATCAACAACGTGCGTAATACGGACAGCACTATCTAAACTGCTGGCGCCATAAGGCACAACCAAGTTTTCTGAAGGAATAAACCTAGAGACAGGTCTTCCCAGCGTTTGATCAAAATGAACCTTGCGAAACGCACTACCAGACAGCGGCAGATAAAACAGCATCTGGTCGGTTTCAGGATCATATTCCTTCATGACCTGTGTAATTTGGTAGTTCATGTACTCTTGTACACGCGCAGCCTGGAGGTCGGTTTGTGGAGTACCCAGTCCAACGACTTGAGTCTTTACTGGACCCCCAGGCGGCAGCATTTCTTTATATGCTTGCGCCTGAAACTGCGTAACACTTTCCGCTAAAAGCGGATGCACAATACCGGAAGCGCCTTCAAAAGGTTCGCTTCGTTCTTCAAATTTCATTCCGAGGAACTCAAGTCCTTCTCGGTAGGTCTGTTCCCATTCCTTTCTAGACGACAAGTCATCTTTGTAATCGGCAATGCAGTCGTTATACAAAGATCTCAATGTAGAACGATCAAGAACCTCAGCGAGGTTTTCATAGAAATCGTCGCCTTCAGCCATTATATCGGGGGGCGGCATACCAATTAACATAGTCCCGTCATCAAGGGTTTCTATGTCATCATCTTCGCTAAAACCAGATCCTAAGATCTCATCAAAAGAATCATCCTCAACATCAACTTGGATTTCTTTTGAGTTGTCTTCTATCTTAAGTTCTTGAATATCAACGTCATCAACACCGCGCTCAATAGCCATGTGTTAGCCCCACTTCCTTTCCCACTTCGTCATCGAAGTTGGTTTCTTTTTAACCTTGACCTTGGCTTTTGGCTTGCGAACAGCACCACCCTTCTTCATCTTCAACGTGCGAGGGCTTTCTTTTTCAGGAAAAAGCTCTTCAAGATCGTCGTCTTTCTTGCCCTTCTTAATCATGATCATGATCGAACCTTTTCTCTCGGGCATCTCTTCGGTCAGATAATCCATAAGCTCATCTTCATTCTCACGAAGATCTTCAAGCAATGAATCATCCTCAGAGCCCTCAAGAAGGCGCATGACTTTTTTATACATATCGGTGTTGGACTTCATCTAATTATTCCTTGTCCGCATACAAGTTATCAAAAACCTGATTTACGTCTAGCGTATAGTCTAAATCAGACTTGCTGTAATGAATATGCTGTGAAGGCTTAAAGTCTGGCGCACCTTCACCTGTCTCAAACCAAGCAGGGTGCGTAACTCTAACCCTGTTATTGGGTAACGCTACAATATTTCCGGTCCATTCGCCAGCATCAAGCAACTCAAGAACATGCGATTGCTTGTGTTGCGCCGGATCATCCGCGATCTCATTCTCCGCGTAGTCTACCGTAAAAAGGTATTTCGCAGGATAAAATTCACCATCGATCTTAGCCATCCATGGACAAGGTGTGCAGCGATCAAGCACATAAACAGCGTGATGATGAGAACTGCAATCCCAAGGTTGAGCAGCCCAGACAGGCATCGGCTCAGGCCATTCTTCAAAAGGTGTGTCAGCGACCAGCGCGGTAATAGGCATTCTTGCCCACATGGCGCCACCGTGTACGTTAGGTTCATCTTCATCAACTTCGCATCCAGTAAAAATAACTTGAAACGAAAGACATCGAGTAGGCATGGTAGTCACGGCGATAACCATAGCGTGTAAAAACTCGCCATGGTATCGCTCATGATTAACCGTGTATTCCCTTCTTACCCACGCTTTAAAGTGTGGGATATTGCTTTGGAGATAGGCCATGCTTAACGCATAGCCTTGCCAAACCCTCGTTTAGCCGCACCAACTCCGCGAGCTTTCTTTCTGCTCACAGACCCGCCCTTCTTGTAACCAGGTGGCATCATACCGCCCATCTTGCCGCCCTTTGAAGCCATCTTAGACTTCATGGACATACCGCCCATATTCATGCGGCGAGGACCAGTTCCTCTTGCACCAGCTTGTCTTCGAGCTTTCTTTGCATCTTTCGCTGCGGCCATCTTGGCCTCTTTGGCCGCGTTCAAGTCGCCGTACATGCTAGTTAATCGCCTTACTTCAGCAGGATTTTGTCCGGTTTGATTCGCGTATGACTGAGCTTGGCGCAACAAACTCTGTTGAGAAGAACTTAACTTAGGCGGATTCTTTCCGGCTATAGGCAACTCATTACCTGGCTTAGACATACCTACCGCGCCACCACGCTTATAACCTTTCTTTTTCATCATGCCGCCTTGATTCTTTTCAACGGGCTTTTTCTTTTTGGTGCGAATAAAATCAATCGCGCCTCGCTCGCCACCAAACTTCTCATCATCACCAAGCAATGCTCGAGCAAGAACACCGCCGAAGGGACGGAACTTAGCGCCCTTGCCAAAAATAATACCGGGCTTGCCATTTTTCTCTACAACCTTTTTCCCAGTCGCTTTCTCAACATCTTCCTTGGTAACAGATTTTTGTTTTTCCATTTCTTTGATCTGACGATCAATCATCTCTTCTTGATTAAGTTCGTCAATCTCTTTTTGAATCCTGTTGCCGGTTGTCTCAATGCGCCTTGTGCCTCTTGAGGTGGCCTTAAGATTGGTCTTGTCTTCAGAAGAAGTTTCTTGGGGCTTGTTCAAAGAAAGAAATTCTTCCTGTTTCTTGCGGGTTCCTCGGGTTGTTACGGCCATGATCGTTTCCTTATCTTAAGATTAATAATATGCGCGTTTTTCTCGGTAAACTTCTTCTTCAATCTCGTCAGATTCAAGGTTAATAAAGTTACCTTGTCTGAATCTTAGTATAGCTTGGGTCATAGAGTCTACATAATCATCGTTCTCACCAAACGGAAAAGCAGCACACTCCTCAATCACCTCATCCGCAAACACAAAATCAGGCGCCCATACCATCCCAGACTCAAATACAGGGCTCACCGCATGTACCCGAGTCATCTTATCGTTACCACGGCTAGGCCTGTAATTCACAACAGGTATACCCATCGCTCTCAACTCATGCGTCAACGGTGTACCACTCGCTTGAGCCTCAACAAGCACCATATCAGGCTCATACTCCTTGTACTGATTCATTGCCTCCGCCTTCAACTCAGGAAAGTCCCAGCGACCACGCTTGGCATCCAGCAAAATAATCGCATCACTACCACCCTCCTGTGGCGTAAATACACCCCAAGTCGTAATCGCACTAAAATCCGCTGTCTGACTCTTACTAAACGCCGTATCGTAACTCTGAATAACATAATGACAACGCGGCGGCTCATCCTTCTCCCAAATATTCCACCATTCCCGCTTAATGATCGCACCTTCCTCAGAAGTCGGGTTCTGCTGGTACTGAGCATTCCACTTCGAAACCGGAATCGACGCCTTAACAGAGTCTAATTCCTCCTTCTTCCAAAACTCCGGCCACAACACATTGCCCGAGTCCTCAAATATCGCAGGCAACTCAATAACATCCCACTTATCCGCATGGTTTTCTGTCTGACGCTTTAACAAACGACCCGTCAAATCCAATGTAGACCATCGGGTCATCACAATAACAATCGTCCCACCTGGCTGAAGACGCTGACGGGGACCCGAGGTGTACCACTCATAACATGCATCCAACAGATTCACACTCATCGCGTCTTGCTCAGAGTGCGGATCATCAATAATTAACAAATCTGCACCCCTACCCGCGATGGCACCACCGACACCAGCCGCAAAATATTCACCCCCCGCACTGGTCTGCCACTTACCCGCACTTTTTGAGTCTGAGGCCAAAGAAACATTATCAAAAATATTACTATATTCCGGCGTGTCCATAAGGTTCCTAACCTTGCGGCCAAAATTTATAGACAGATCAGCAGTGTGAGTCGTCTGCATAATCTTCATCTCCGGCTTGAGTCCCATGATCCAAGACGGAAAGTACACAGACGCAAACTCAGACTTCGTATGACGCGGAGGCATGTTCACAATCAGCCGCTTGCACTTGCCTTGTGCAACCTCAGTCAACTTGTCCGCAATAATCCGATGATGATCTCCCTCAATAAAACCAGGCCAGATGTGCCGGATGTACTCCATAAACGATTTTTTACATTTATCTTGAGAATCCAACATCTTGAGGCGCTCCTTGAGCATCAAGATCTCTTTCATCTCCGATTCCGCAATGTGGGCGAGTTGGGGCATTTTTAATTTTCAACATAATTGTGGGTGGCGGACGTTATTATACTACAACACAAAAAGCTCCCCCCCAAAAGGGGGGGACTGGGTCGCAAG